TGGATAGGAACAAACCCACTATCACTCAAAGTCAAATCGGCAAGTGTATAATCCAGATCGCAATTTCTTACCGTTGTGTTAAGACTTCCGCTCGTCGCTACATCTACATATGGCTGAACATTACTAATATATACAGCATGACGACCATATGCGTTAGCCTTGAATTTAAGACCATCCACAAGAACGCCATTACTTGCTCCTGTTAAGACACCATATCCTCCAGCGGAGCCAAGTGTTACTGGAGAATATTGCATATCCTCGAAATCACAGTCTTTAATAACAGCATCATCGCAACCTGTTACGCTTATTCCTGTTGTAAATTTGCTGGCTTTTATTCCAGTAAAACGCAGGCCTTTTGTTCTCAGCCCATCGACCACGAATCGCATGCGAGTGGTAATGAATTCCGATGTGGCAGCATTATCAGAAGCGGCAGAACCTAGCCCAACAACATCTCTAATTGTGACATTATCTCCATCAATTCTGAATACAGACTGAATTTTAGTGGCTCTGATAATATTTGCGTTGGGCACCGGATTTGTTACGCAGACACCAGAGCTAATTTTCGCGCCCTGATTGTCAGAGTCCTTCACTGACACAGGCATATCAATATTAACGCCGATATAGCCTGCGATGCTTTGCGTAGATAGCTCGTTAAGCTTGCGCAGGCTGATGATTTGCTGAGTATCTACGTTCTCCCAGTTAGAGTCTGGTGAGCTGTTAGGGGCCACGACAAAGCCGCCTGATGGGATGGTTCCGAGGTAGCGATACCAATGACTGTCGGTAGGGTAATACACTGTCTGGAATTTGCTGGTTACAGTCGTGCCGGTTGCAAAGTTTCCTGTCTGGATCTGCTGATACGTAGATTCATCATAATTGGTTTTTACCCACTGACGTACGGTAGCATCACCGACACTCAGCCATGCTCCAGTACCTACACCGCCGCTTGATGATGGTGTTGAACCGGCAGGCACGGTTTTTGGGAAAGTACCATCCCATCTGTAGTACTCACCATCAGTGGCATCTTTGAGAAGTTGATTAGGAAGCGTTAGTGTTGCCCCCGCCTGAAATGTGCCAACAGGAATCCAGCCGAACTCAGCAATGGCCTGCTGAGCCAGCCATCTCAATCCCTCAATGGTGTAATGCTCGTTACCGAAACGGTCAACATAAGTATTAACCAGTGAGGTGACGAATTCGTCGATTTTCCCTGCGTTGAATTTCAGGTCGCGCGGGGACTCGCTCGGCACTGGATTATTAGTAGGTTGCGTAGCCATATTTATTCCATAAAAAAACCCGACGCGGTGGCCGGGTTGTGATGGTTGAATGGGTCTTATGAGTAGATAGAGTCGCTGTATTCCGAGACTGTCAGTGAGACGGTGTTATCGGTATTTGGCTTGATGCTGTTTACCGTCCATAGCTGGCTGTCCAGTTCTTCTACTGTCGCAATTAGGTAGCGCGACGGAAGCTGCACAGTGTCTCCATTCCAGATATTGAGCTGAATGTTTGGTATTGCCGCGGTGAATCCGTATTTGGTGTCCGTTCGAGGCGAAGCTGGGTAGCGTAACGTCGGATTTCCCATGCTGTCTGTGACAAGCACATACATCGAGCCGGTAAATGTAATTGGCTCGCTGGTATCGAAGTTGTTCCCGGCGCGCCCGGTGATATACCCCTGCTGCTGGTTGCTGTCGTAGATGTCCGGCATCTGAATGACGCTACCCACCTGGATAATGCCATCTTCGAAAACTTTTGCGTTCATCTTCACACGCGAGTAAATCAGCCGCTTAACTTCCCTCATCGCCCTCTCACGCGCCTGATACTCGTTGCGGAATCCGACAATCTCCAGCTTGTTCGGGTTCTCCGCCTCCTGCTCAACGATAGCGCCGTTCAGCACGCGGTAGTTGATGTAAGTCTTGTTGTTCGTTGTCGGGTGAACGTAGGACACCTGCACGCCGTCGTAGCCGCCGGGAAGAGTGGCCTCATACGTCATTTTGTATTCGTCCGTCTTCATGTTGGCCCGGTTGAATACTGCCGCCGGATAATCAACCTTTTGGTCGCGGGTGAACGTCAGCACACCGTCATCCCAATAAGCAACCACCGATGCCGCATTACAGATTGCCTGCACACGGTCGCCTAACGAGTCGTTTTCGTCGTCAAAGGTGTAGTCGAAGTAGCCCAGGCGCTCATCTGGCAGGCTTTCAGCAATAGAGTACAGCCCGTAAAGGTCAATGCTGCTGACCGACTGCTCGCCCATGATGAGCCAGGTATGCGCCACAGCATCAGCGAATGATCGCGATGGACGCAGCGTGTAATCTACAGTCTGCGTGTTCAGGTTGTAAGTTATGGTATGGCGCGTTACGAGAGCGTTATATTTGCGTTCGCGACTTCCCAGCGCGTTTTCTGTCGCCCGAACTTTGACACGTACCAGCGTATCAGTAGGATGAACGACGTTCGTTCTGATATTAATGGCGTGGATTTCTTCAACTTTTAGCACCGATGCATCGCTGGAGTTATCAGTGCGCTGAAAGCTGATCGCATATTTACCGAAGCCACCTGACGGGGTTATCTTATCGGTGCGATAAAACACTTCGCTCGTATGGTCGTGCGGCGTTCCCTGGTAATAAGTAAATGTCTGCGTAGTGCCGGGGATCTGGTTGTAATCGTCGTCGATTTTCCAGATAACAACTTTCCAGTTTGTCTGCTTCTTACCGCCCAGGCTCGACTGCGTGTGTAGCCAGAGCTGAGAAGATTCAACTGGCGAGAAGAATGGCCCCACAACAAGCGCTTCGTTGTCGTTGAGAATGAATTTCGTAGTGTTGATGGTGGCATTTGCCGGGATGTCCTGAGGGCCCTGCAGGTCGCTCATCGTGAAAGTGTACCAGCGAACAGGATTAGTAACCGCCCCGTTGTTAGTTTCCACCGCAGAGATGAGGGTGCCAGAGAAAGTAGCGTCAGTAGTGACACTGCCAGAAGCCGTGCTGTACGTAACGTTAATGGTGAATGTTACGGCATGCGGCAGCACTAACCCCATGAAATAATCGAAGTCGGATTGCTTCACGATTTTCATGGCTATCTGGCCGCCGGAATATGTCCCGCTGACGACGGTATTTGCCGTCGCCGTTTCTATCGGGAAATCTCCAGCTTCGTTCTGCCCAGGAACCTCCTGCCCATCTACGTCATCAAACCCGTAGCCCTCGACGATTTGGGGAATGACTTCACCGGGCTGATAAAACTGATATTCAGCCCCAGCCAGTGAGCCGAGGCTCGATTCGGAGTACCTAACGGACTCGTAATCGTACTTACCTATCCCGATGCACATCCACTCTGTTACATATTTTAGCCCACCGTCTTTATCATTCTGGCGGACGTATTCGAATACCGACTCCTGGATAAGGTCCGGGAATGAGCGTACCTGTCCGTAGATATCCGGTTTGGCTTTATAGACGCGCGCTGTATTTGTCTGGCCGGTCAGACTATTGTTCGGTGAGTCGACCGTATTACCCCCGTTGTTGGCTATCGCAGGCTTCGGCGCTAGGAACGAGAATACCTGGCCAACCACTTTAAATATCGGGCTCAGAACATCTTCTACAATCCCTTTTGGCTGGTCGTAAATCTGGATTTTGTCTAGTTCGCTCAGCTCAAACGCCAGCTCATCGTCGTCACTCAGCTTCACGCCGTTGCGGATGATCAGCAGGTCACGGTGAAAGGTGGCGTCATTGGCCGCCAGCCAGTCATAAAAAAGGGTGCCGTTTGGCACCCTGTAACGCAGCTTAGGCGTTCCTGGAAAATTCGATATCTCAACCAGCGCCATAACAAAAATACTCCACTTTGGTGAATGCCCGCTGAATAACAAGCAACGAGTCCATGCGCACGCTTCCGTTTTCGCCGCGAGAGTGTAACGCTTGCCTGTTGAGCACCAGTCCAACATGCGCCGGTTGCGCGCCTCGGTATCCCACGAATATCCCGCCCTCAACAGGCTTCTCGACCTGACGCCAGAATACGACGTCGCCCTGATAACAGGTGAAGAAGTCAGAGCCGGCTTCGTAGTCCGGTGTCTGGTGTAGCTCAATACCGAGCACGTGGCGGTAATAAAGAATAACCAAACCCCAGCAGTCTACTTTCTCGAACGAGCAGGCACGGTTCGCCCACGGCACGCCAATGACCTGCCTGACGAACTCAGAGGTACTGAAGCCCCGTGTACTCTTGTGGGTCATAAAGGCGGCCTATGTTGTTGTTTAGCGGGTTGGTTACTGAGAGAGTTACTGATGCAGCATCTGCGTCGATATCTACCGTTTTGACGTACAGTTGCCAAGACTTAATCGGCACAGAAACGTCTCCACTGTCGAATATCTGCCGCGTGGCCGTGATTGCCGTCAGACGCGATGCACCCTTCCACTTCTTCATCAGCGCTTTGATGTCCGATGAAAGGCGGCCAAGTTTCACAGTGGCGTCAATCACAGGAGTCCCGCTCTGCTGGCTCTCTTCAATCTCGAAACGCGCAGGCTTGTACACCTGGCCGCCAAGCGTTTTGTCGAAGAACTGCTTGTCTACCAGGCGGACGTACTGTTGCTCTGATAGCACCGTTAACCTTGCGCCCGTCTTTCTGCGCCAGCTTTGCGGCCAACTCCACCGTGACCAGGGCATCGAGATATTCCTCACAGACCTCTCTGCTTACTTCGCTCATGCGGCCTCCGAAGAGCTTTTGCGCCCGTGATTTTCGTGAAATCCATACTCAATATTGGCTTTCGCTCTCGCCTCAGCGGCATCACTTAGGTTTTTAAATGAGCCAAGATGGATATTCTTATCACCAATTTTTACTTGGGCTATGTAATGCCCATTTCTTGAATCCTGAGTGACTCCTATATTGCAGAAAACGCCTGCCGCGCCGCTGATCTTGACCCTCCATCTCCGAACAGCTTTTGTATCTTAAGTTAACGATGTCCGCTGCCGCCGGTATTCCCTCGGGGAGTGATATCCCAGCGCGCTGTGCGGGTGGTTTTCATTGTAATGCGTGAA